TGGTAGTTTTGGGTCCGGTCGTTAAGGACCTGTAGCTTGACTCTGAGTCTAGCTTGAACTGTATTTCAGTGTTTACGATAGTAGGGTCGTTTCTTGCCGTCCAAGTCACGAGAATGTTTATCTTGGTCTGGACCCCTTCCTTAGTTGCTGTCTGAGCTCTATTCGCTCCCGTCACGCCCAGTAAAGCGCTTGTGCCTACGTTTTGTATGGCAGCAGCTGCAATCTCCGTTGAATACTCGTTTGTCGCGAAATCGTACACTGCCGTGTCTATTTCCTTGAGTTGAAGCCTTGTCCCGAGGAAAGGTGTTCCGTCGGACTCTGTGACGTCTAGACTCACCGATACAACCTCAAAGAGCTTGTTTGAGAACGAAAGCCTTGTATTAGTGACATTCACGTAGTCCTTAGGCTGAAGCTTCATAAACTCCAAAGAAAAGACTCCTGAGAACGTTGCTGTCTGTCTCTGGTGAAGCAGCGCGATCTTTTGGAGTCTCTGCGCCATGGTTGAGGTCGTTGTGAAAGGGAGCCTTACCTCCATTGTCTTTACGTAATTAGCGGAGGACTCTCCGGAAGGCGTGTCTTGTGTGAGGAACGTAGACGACTGGAATACTGGCGCGTCCGTTCCTATGTATTTATTGCTCGCGTCCGTGT